ACGAACAATGGGCCAAGACCCGCAAAGCCTGGTGCAGCGGGAAGAGTTTCTAACAACACTGAGGCATTGCGAGCACAACAGCGTCTTGCGAAAACTGGCCGTGTCGATGACGCGGCTGATGCAATCTACAAACTCTTGAAATAAGGAAAAATCATGTCTATCGTAAGTAACACATTTACAACCTATAGTGCTAAAGGCATTCGGGAAGATCTTTCAAATGTAATAACAAATATTGCACCGGAAGAAACTCCATACCAAAGTAATATTGGCCGTGAAACCGTCAGCAATACTTTGTTTGAGTGGCAGACCGACACACTGGCAGATGCAGCTGCAAATGCTCAGTTGGAAGGTGATGACGTTGGCACATTCGATTCAGTCACCGCGACTGTCCGTCTGACCAACTATGCACAGATCGCACGCAAAACCATTGTCCTATCGAACACTGAAGAAGTGGTCAACAAGGCTGGCCGCCGTTCTGAACTGGCATACCAGATCGCCAAGCGCGGTTCTGAACTCAAGCGCGACCAAGAATTCATTTTCTTGAATGGCGGTATTGCTGTTGCCGGCAACACTACCACTGCCCGCGTGACTGCATCCTTGGGTGCATTCGTCAAAACCAATACCGACAAGCAAACAAACGGTACAGACCCCAGCTACACCACATTGCCAAACAGTGCGCGTACTGACGGCAACGTGCGTACTTTCACTGAAACCATTCTGAAGAGTGTGATTCAGAAAGTATGGACTGCTGGCGGCACTCCGAAAATCCTGATGGTTGGCCCTGTCAACAAGCAGCGTGTTTCCGGTTTCTCTGGTATCGCCTCTCAGCGTTACAACATCAATGGTGGTGATCGTCCTGCCACTTTGATCGGCGCTGTTGACATCTACGTCAGCGACTTTGGTCAAGTGTCTGTTATCGCTAACCGCTTCCAGCGCGAGCGTGATGCATGGGTACTTGATCCTGAGTACGCAAAGATGACCGTTCTTCGTCCATACCAGCAAGTCGAATTGGCAAAAACAGGTGACGCTGAGAAGCGTATGCTGTTGATCGAATTCGGCCACAAGGTACTGGCTGAAAATGCTCACGGTCTGGCAGCAGACTTGATCACTTCTTAATCAACTAAGAGGAAAAGGGGGAGGAGAAATCCTCCCCTACTTACATGGAAAAACGATTTTTTGATGCAAACCCCGAGAAGGGGATCACCCGCACCTGGCACTACAACGAGGACACTGATGAGGCAACGATTCAGACAACGCAGGACTTGACTGCCGTCATCGAGGCCAACAAGCGAGACTTTGCTGCTACTGACAATAGAGCGAACTGGAAGGGTGAATGGCACCACGTTGCCAGCATCCCTGAGTCGATCTACTTTCAGTTAAAGGCCGAGGGCAAATTGGATGATCCGGTTTACATGAAAAAATGGTTGAACGATCCCGACAACAGGTTCTTTAGAGTAAGGCCAGGACAGGTATGAAATACATTGCAGTCTGCACGCCAGCGCGTGACATGGTTCATACCAATTACACCTATTGCATGGTCAATATGGTGGCGTACCACACGCTGAACACCACTGATGCTGTCAGCCTCAAGATATTGCAAGGTACGCTCATCCAGAATCAACGTGCTGACTTGTGCCTTGATGCAATGCGTGAAGGATGCAGCCACATACTTTTCATTGATTCCGACATGACATTCCCGCAGGACATGATCCAGCGGCTGCTGGCGCATGACGTGGATATTGTGGCGACCAACTGCGCCAGGCGCAGGATGCCCACAGGGCCGACCGCGCAGAACTATGACGAGAATGGCAAGCGCCAACAGGTTTACACCATGCCCGAATCCACTGGCTTAGAAGAGGTTGGCTCAGTTGGCACTGGCGTGATGCTGATCAAGCGCGAAGTGTTCCAAGGAATGTCTGAGCCATGGTTCGATATGCCATGGCAGTACGACACTCGCGGCTACATGGGCGAGGATGTCTTCTTCTGCAAGAAGGCTCAAGAATTGGGTTTCAAGGTGTATATTGACCATGATGTCTCAAAAGAAATTGGACACATTGGCACGTTTGAATTCCGGCATGAACACACATGGGTCATGAAGGAACAGCTTGAAAAAGAGGCAGTCTAAATGGCATTGACCACCTATACCGAACTCAAATCATCACTGGCTGATTGGCTCAACCGTACTGATTTGACTTCTGTTATTGCTGACTTCATCAGCCTGGCAGAGGCACAGATGGAGCGCCAGCTGCGTACACGTCAAATGATTGTGCGTGCCACTGCATCCTTTGCAGCTGCCGCCGAGTACGGCACCGTACCTGATGACTTCTTGGAAACCAAGTCCATCAAGCTGGATACTAATCCGGTGACATCGCTGACATTCCAAACCATTGAGGCGATGGATCAACTATCGAACACCACCTACTTGTCCAGCGGTAAACCACTGTACTTTACGGTGGTGGGCAATCAATTTAGGTTGCTACCGATTCCTGATGGCGCGTATACCGCCGACTTGGTTTACTACGCTAAGTTGACCAAATTGTCATCTACTGTCGCAACCAACTGGCTGCTGACTCAAGCGCCGGACGTTTACCTGTACGGTGCGCTGTTGCAAGCTGCGCCTTACTTGCAGGATGATGCGAGAATCTCAGTATGGTCATCTTTATACCTGGCTGGCTTAGATCAGCTGCAAGTTGCTGATGACCGTGGTTCAACCTCTGGCGGCGCTCTGTTGGCGCGTGCAAGGACATTCGGATGATAGTCACCACCACCAAAGGCGAGATGGACGATTCATTGCTGGAGAAGCGTGAAGGTTCATTGGACAACGACACCGAGACAACAAGTTGGGTAGAGTACTGGCTGGATGGTGAAATGGTTCACCGATCTGTCCACATGGCGCTCAAGCGCAGTGTGTTTGCTGATGGTGTTACCCAACAAATTTAAGGAATAGATCATGGCAAATACTCAGGCAATGTGTACCAGTTTCAAGGGCGAGCTACTTGTCGGCCACCACAATTTTGGCACTGGCGTTATTCGCGCTGCGACCACAGCCGACACGTTCAAGGCTGCCTTGTACTTGGCCTCTGCTACCGTTAGCGCGTCCACAACAGCCTACAGCGCCACCAATGAGGTGTCAGGCACTGGCTACACCGCAGGCGGCGTGACGGTCACCTTTGGCACTGCGCCAAGCACCAGCGGCACTACAGCGTTTGTCACGCCAAGCGCCAGCATTACCTATTCATCAGTGACATTGGGTACAGCCTTTGATGCAGTCCTGATTTACAACTCGACTCAGTCAAACAAAGCGGTTAGCGTGCATACCTTTGGCAGCCAGACCGTGACTGCCGGTACGTTCACGCTGACCATGCCTACCAATGACGCAAGCACCGGCCTGATCAGGCTGGCTTAATTAAGGGGCAGCGGCATGGCTGCATATGGCTCTGGCCCTTATGGATACGGCGCGTGGGGCATAGGCGTTGTAATTCTCAATGGAAATTCATCTACTGGTAATGTCGGCACTGTTGTTTTTACAAAAACAGCGGCTATTTCTGGTAACTCATCAACTGCATCAGTTGGTAGTCTGCTCGTCAATATTTCAATCCAAGAGGATGGAACAATTGCAACAGGTAATGTCGGATCATTAGCATCACAGCGTACTTTTGGGATTACAGGTAACTCATCAGCCTTATCGGTTGGATCAGTTGCGCCATCCATAGTAATTCAAGAGGATGGGAATGTATCAACTCTTTCAGTTGGTACGGTTACACAATTTAGAACAGTTGCTGTTATAGGCAATGCTGCAACTCTGTCAGTTGGAACACTTGCACCAGTTACATCAATTGCTGAAGATGGGAATTCATCAACCTTGTTGGTTGGCACAGTTGGAGTAACACGGTCTAAGGCAATTACTGGTAATTCGGCCATAGGTGCTGTTGATACGGTATCAGCTGAGGTCATCTCATTCCAAGACATTACTGGAGTTGATGGAACAGGCGCTGTTGGATCAATTGCTGGTTTAACCGTTGAAGTTGCGATAATTGGCGTTGAGTCTGCTGGCGCTGTTGGCACACTGATCGGCTTTGGCTGGGGTGCAGTGCCTGATTCAAGCGAGACATGGACGGCACAGTCTGATTTCAGCGAGACATGGACACCAGTTGCGGATTCCTCTGGCAGCTGGACACCAGGTTCTGATACCTCAGAATCTTGGACAGATTTAGCAGACAATTCAATCACTTGGCAAGAAGCCGCGTAAAGGGGATTAAAAAATGGCAGATACCACCACCACCAACCTACTGCTGACAAAGCCCGAGGTTGGCGCTAGTACAGATACATGGGGTACAAAGATTAACACCGATCTGGATACATTGGATGCAGTATTTAAGGCTGATGGTACAGGTACATCAGTTGGCCTGAATGTTGGCTCTGGTAAGACATTGACAGTTGCTGGTACAGCAAAATTTGCGGGTTCAACATCAGGAACAACTACAGTACAAGCGACAGCAGTTGCTGGTACTACTACTTTGACGCTTCCAGCAGCTACAGACACATTGGTTGGTAAGGCTACAACTGATACGCTTACAAATAAGACTTTGACAAGTCCAGTAATTAGCACAATTACAAATACTGGTACTTTGACTCTTCCAACAAGCACAGATACATTAGTTGGTAGAGCAACTACTGATACGCTCACAAATAAAACGCTGACAACACCAAATATCAATTCAGCACAAGTTGCCACTGTCTCAGGAACTGCTCCTTTGTATATGTGTCGTGCATGGGTAAACTTTAATGGAACTGGAAATGGAACTTTTGCTGGCGGTACATCTACTGTTAGTAGAACAGCAGGAAGTACAACTGCCACAGTAACAACAACAAATTCTCATGGATTAATTACAGGTAACAGTGTTTCGGCTTTGACAGGTGTTGTTGCTGGCGTTTATACAGTTACTGTATTAACTGCAACAACATTCACAATTACAACTGTTGCAACAACTGTTTTAACTGCCGCATCAATTACATTTGCAGTTAATACCATTCGTGCAAGTGGTAATGTGTCTAGTATTTCAGATAATGGGACTGGTGATTACACAGTAAACTTTACGACTGCTATGAGTGATGCTAATTATGCAGTTACGTTTGGGGCTGTTTCTGTTGCGGCAACAGATACTCGTAACCTGTTACAAATTAAAGGTACTTTGGCGGGAGGGGCTACAACCATGACTACCTCTGCTGTGCGAATTCAAGGTGGCGACACCGCAAACGCAAATGCTCCTGCTGACAGCGCACTTCTTTGTGTTTCTATTTTTGGCTGAAAGAAACTTATGACCAAACGAATCATTTACCCAACAGATGAAGGCGGCGTAGCTGTCATCACTCCCACACCTGAGTGGCTTGCCGAAGAAGGCAACACAATAGAGAAACTTGCGGAAAAAGATGTTCCTGCTGGCAAACCTTTCAAGATCATTGATATAACAGATGTTCCATCAGACCGCACATTCCGCGATGCTTGGGAGTACACAGCATGATTACCATCAATATTGACAAAGCCAAGACCATTGCTCACGATAAGCGCAGAGATGCGCGTTCTGCTGAGTTTGCACCATTGGACATCAAGGCAACCATTCCATCTGAGGTAACAGCGGCAGAAGCTGCAAGGCAAGTTGTGCGTGACAAATATGCCGCCATGCAGACTGCAATTGATGCATCTACAACAGTTGACGAAATCAAATTGGCTATGTTATGAGTTTAGAAACAGATTTCTACGCGCACCAAGCATCTTGTGATCAGCGATACAAGAACATTGAGGAGAAGCTGGAGTCCGGTAAGGCTCGCATGACGCGGATTGAGTACCTGATCTACATTGTCATCGCTTCAGTTTTGCTCGGGCCAGGATTCGCTGCTCAAATGGTTTCCAAGCTGCTGGGACTATAAATTGATCCAATCACGCTATGTCTCATGGCCGCTGGAATCTGTAAGCAGATTCAGGCAGGCTGTGATTTATACCGTGAATGCAAAACGCAGTTTGTTGAGATAAAAAAAACAGGTGAAGAAGCTATTGCAATTGGGAAAGAGGCATATGGATTCTGGAAACAGTTCCTGCAATTCTTTTCCGGCAAGCCAAAACAGCAACAAGCCAAGCCGGTAGCAGCAAAGAAGAAGAAAGAAAAGTTCGTTGAGGTAGATGAAGAGGAAATACTGAATGACGTTGTAGATCAGCTCATTCAGTTTTTCCACTTGCAGCAGCAGCTCGCCGACCATATCCGCGAAAGTGAGGAGCAGTCCAGAACAGTCTACGATCCTGACGCTAATCTGTTTGAAGCGGCCATCAAGCGCGTGAGGGCGCAAGACCAGATGCAAAAACTGGTGGAGGACATCAGGATGGCGATGACGTGGAATGCGCCTTCTGAACTTGGTGCCTTGTACAGCAAGGTCATGGAGATGCGTGAGATTGTTGGCGCAGAACAGGAGGCCGCTAGGCTGGCGCAGGAGTCAAAGGCTGAGAGGAAGCGATGGCAACGTCAGCAAAGGGAAGCAAGCCAACGGTTAAAGTTGGGAGTAAGCGTCCTGACCCTTATTCTTATTCTGTACCTATGGAGCCTGTTTTTCGTGCTGACGCACCAGAGGATCACATGATGGGAGCAGTGGGCTGGATAGTTTCGGTAATTCTTGTTGCCTTGATGCTGCCACTGTTGGCGTTTATGCTGCTGGACACCTTAGAGCAAAAACAAGAGGTGAAACAACAGTTAGAAAAAGTGGAAAAATTACGCCGTGAGATTGAAAGGAAAAACCGTGACAAGACTCCTGATTCCATTACTGATAATCCTGTGTTTGACAGGGTGCGAAGACCGTTTTAGGTATCCATGCCAAGACCCTAAGAATTGGGACAATCCAGAATGCAAACCTCCGATCTGCACCGCCACTGCGACTTGTCCAGATCAACTTGTTAAACCCGAACCGGAGAAAAAGTGATGCCTACAGTTGGATATAAACAAAGCAATCGTTTGACCGCCGAAGAGATTGAGGTTCGCATTTGGGCAATCGTTATCTTTTCTCTGACCATGATTTTGCTTGGCTCTGTTGCCATGTTCCTCTACAGCGTGTCTTTTGTGACGCAACCCATGTCCGGTATGGCCGCCATCGATAAGGTGTACACGCAACAGATCAATACCATCATGGTGTTCATCACCGGTGTGCTGGGTGGTGTTGCAGGCCGTTCTGCTGTCTCTGCCAGCGCCAAGGCGATTGCCAAGGCTGATGCCTCTGACAATGATGAGCCGCCAGCGCCATGAGCGTATTTAATCCATACGTCCTGATAGGCATCGCCTTGGCGGTGCTTTCAGCCTTTGGTGGTGGATACTACAAGGGCAAGGACGCTGAGTACCAGCGCCAACAGCTGGAGATTGCCGCGTTGAACGCCAAGGCCAGGGAGACTGAGAAGGCCATGGCGCAAGTGGCGCAGAGTTACGGTGACACATTACGAAAGGCGAATAATGTTGCAAGGGTTAAAGAGACAAAGTTGCGCGCTGATATTGCTAGCGGTGAACGCAAGCTGTTCATTCCTGTCAAAGCCGCCGAGTGCGCCGTATCAGCCGCCACAGATACCGCCGCTGCCGGTGGAGATCACAGCGGAACAGCATCAGCCGAACTTGACCGAAAGACTGCTGACGATCTTGTCGCCATCGCCGCCGAAGGAGATGCCGCCATCCGAAAGCTCAACGCCTGCATCCAAACCTACGAACAAATGAGGACCATGAAATGAATCTATCACCAAGTTTTACCCTTGAGGAATTAACCCATACAGATCACCGCGAGTTTGATAATTTGCCAAACGAAGAGGAATTAGCCAATCTGTACCGTTTGGCTGAATTCTTGGAACAGGTCAAGGTTGTGCTTGGCGGTAAACCGATTATTGTCAATTCTGCATTCAGATCAAAAGCCGTTAATGATGCAGTGAAATCATCTGACAAATCACAACATAGACGGGGTTGTGCAGCCGATATTCGTGTGCCAGGCATGACACCAGACGAAGTCGTTAAGGCCATCATTGGCTCTGATCTGGAATACGATCAGGTCATTCGTGAGTTTGACCGCTGGACTCATATCAGTATTCCTAATACTGAAGATGCCGATCCTCGCGCCATGGCTTTGATCATTGACAAGACCGGCACAAGAGCGTTTGCATAATGGCATTAAACCTTGGTCAGCAGATCACGACACCAGCGCAGCCGAATCTTGGCTCGCCTGGTGCGTCATACGATGAGAGGTTTCAGTCTCAGTCATTCGGTGCGCTCAATACCTACTTCAGCAAGCTGACGGCGCTGTTTGCGGCGCTGTTCGGGCCGCGCGGTGGTAAGTGGATCAACAATCCCTATGGCGCGTTTCAGGATGGCACAGATCAAGTGGCGGCCAATACGACAACGGCGTATGCCATCACATTTGACACCACCGACTTCAGCAATGGCGTTACCTTATCGAATTCGTCAAGGCTGAATGTGGCGCAGGCTGCAATTTACAATTTGCAATTCAGTATCCAGTTTACAAATACCACCAATGCATCTCAAGATGTGGATGTGTGGTTTCGCAAGAACGGCACAAACATTGACAAATCAAACAGCAGATTTGGCTTTGCGCCAAGGAAAGGTGCTGGCGACCCATTCCACACCATTGCTGCATTAAACTTCTTTGTCAGTTTGGCGGCCAATGACTATGTAGAAATCATGTGGCGTACATCAGATGTTGGTGTGCAGATTGAACACTACGCAGCCAGCAGCACACCCACTAGACCAGCAATACCGTCAGTGATTGCCACTCTGACATTCGTGTCTAATCTGTCAACAGAAACCGCATAATAAAGCCATGGCACTCATACCCTTAAAAATTCCACCAGGCGTGTACCGCAACGGTACTGAGTATCAGTCTGCCGGACGCTGGTATGACGCTAACCTTGTGCGCTGGTACGAAAACACGCTACGCCCAATTGGCGGCTGGCGCAAAAAGACCGCAACAGCATTAACAGGTAAATGTCGTGGATTGCTGACATGGCGTGACAATGGTGGTACGGCTTGGGCGGCCTTTGGTACGAATTCAAAGCTGTACGTCATGAGTGGCACAACTGCTGTTGTAAAAGAGATTACGCCAACCGGATTTTCTGCTGGTATTGCTGATTCAACCAGCATCACTGGTTATGGCTACAACACTTATGGCACAGCTGCATATGGTATTCAGCGACCAGCATCTGACACATTTACGCCTGCAACAACATGGAGCCTTGACGCATGGGGTGAATATTTAGTTGGATGCTCCAACTATGACGGCAAGCTGTACGAGTGGCAGCTGGGGTTTACAACGCCCACACTGGCCGCAGTCATCACCAACGCGCCAACCAGTTGCGCCGCAGTTCATGCAACGGCTGAAAGATTCCTATTTGCGCTTGGTGCGTCTGGCAATGGCCGTTTGGTGAAGTGGTCAGATCAGGAAAACAACACGGTATGGACACCATTGGCGACCAATCAGGCCGGTGACTTTGAGATCAATAGCAGTGGCTCACTGAAATGCGGAAAGCGCGTCAGGGGCATCAATTTGCTGTTTACTGACGTTGACGTGCATACCGCCAGCTATGTCGGCCTGCCCTACGTCTATTCCTTTGAGCGTGTTGGTGCAGGCTGCGGGGTGATATCGGCGCAGGCCGTTGCCGCCATTGATACCGCCGCCATGTGGATGAGCAGATCAGGGTTTTGGATATATGACGGTTATGTCAAGCCTATCCCTTGCGATGTCTCTGACTACGTTTTCCAAAACATGAACTATGCACAGGCCAGCAAGGTTTACGCAGTACACAACAGCAAGTATGGTGAAGTCTGGTGGTTCTACCCATCGAGCGCCAGCAATGAAGTTGACTTATATGTTACCTACAACTACCGCGAAAACCATTGGAACATTGGCGTGATGGGGCGTACTGCCGGTACTGACCGAGGAGTGTTTACCAATCCTTTGATGGTGGATGCATCAGGCTACATCTATGAGCATGAAGTGGGCTATGCCTATGACTCTGGCATTGTTTACGCTGAGTCCGGTCCGGTGGAGATTGGAAACGGTGACAACATCATGTCTGTGCGTCAGGTGATACCGGATGAGCAGACGCTGGGCGAGGTGCAGATATCGTTCAAGACGCGCTTTTATCCGATGGACACTGAGTACACCTATGGGCCATACTCAGCCGCAATCCCTACTGATGTTAGGTTCTCTGGCCGTCAGGTGAAGATCAGGTACACCGGTGCCGTGCTAGAGGATTGGCGGGTTGGTGTCAACCGGATTGAGGCAGTAGCGGCGGGTAAGCGTTGAGCGAAGAGGAAGAGTTTGAGAGACTGCGCCATCATGTGGCAGCAGCCTTAGAATACTCTGGCGGCACTCATAAAGTTGAGGACATTGCTGAAGGGATCAGGCGGGGACAGTTTCAACTCTGGCCTGGCAAGGATTCAGTGGTGGTTACCGAGATCATTGTCTACCCGCAGTTGAAGGACTTGCACTACTTCCTTGCTGGCGGCGACCTAGATGAACTCCGATTGATGCGACCTATTATCGAATCATGGGGAAAAGAAATAGGTTGCAGCCGAGTGTCTCTCGCTGGCCGTAAAGGTTGGGAGAGAACATTCTTGAAGGGCGAGGGATACGAACCGAAGTGGTTCATTCTGTGCAAGGACTTGTAAATGGCGTACACACAATTACCGAATGGCTTGCTGGATATATCTAATCCGGCATCCACTTTGGAGATGATGAAACAGGATGTGATTCAGCAGCCTGCTAACTTACTGTCTGTCAATCCAAGATCATTAAATTTACCAAGTGGCAGTACTGGTGAAAATCCTAATCAGGCACAGGTAAATGCATTCTTTAACAATATGACTCCAGGTGAGTTATCTGCATTCCAAGCAAATCAAGCACAAGTTATCAATTCATTGCTTACGCCAACATTTGTCAAAGTGTTGGCTCAGATTATGGGTCAAGGAAATTCATCAGTTGGTACATCGCCTGGCGCACCAGGTACTGCGGTTGGATATGGCGGTACTGCCGCCAGCGGTATGTCTGGAATGGGGTTCTCTGCTGGCGCACCGTCAGGTCAATCTGCATCAAGCTCTGGCTCTGGCGAGGGCGGCATGAGTGCTGGCGGTGGTGGCCGTGGCGGTGATGGCGGTGCATCTTCCGGTGGTGACGGCGGTGGCGCATCATCTGGTGGTGGAGATGGCGGCGGCGCAGGAGCAGGCGGCGGTGGTGGAGCCGGTGGCGGTGCTGGCTGCTGTTTCATCATGCTGGAGGCTAGATACGGTGACGGCACCATGGATACCGTGGTGCGCCGATACCGCGATGAGAAGATCACTGAGCGCAACAAGCGCGGCTACTACAAGCTGGCCGAGGTATTTGTCCCGCTGATGCGTGAGTCAAAGCTGTTCAAATTCATGGTGGCAAAGACATTTGCCGATCCGCTGGTGTCCTATGGGAAGTGGCACTACGGTCAGAACAAGCATGGCTGGCTGTTCAAGCCAGTGGAAAAATTCTGGATGAAGGTGTTCAATGTGCTTGGCACTGATACACAATTCATTCGTGAAAACGGTCAAACGGTTTAAGGGGTAATGTATGTCTAAAGGCGGTTCACAAACAAGCTCAACGAGCATTGATCCACAGGTCAAGGCTAAGTATTTGCAGCAAGTAGGTCAGGCTGAGAAGGTTGCTGGTGACCTTGGAGTACAGCAATTTGCTGGCTTTGATCCAATGTATCAGGCGGCTGAAAAAGCATCCTATGACGCAAGTATGAAGCCCTTTGGTGCTGAAGACATCATGGCTTTTCAGAATCCTTACGAGCAGAATGTTGTTCAGACATCGCTCAATGATATTGAAGAAGCGCGAAAGATGCAGGCTCTGAGCGATGCACAGCAGGCCACTGGCGCAAAAGCCTTTGGAGGTTCACGCCAGGCTGTGCAGTCAGCACTCAGCAATGAGGCGGCGCTGAAGACTGCGGCTAGAACGTCTGCTCAGTTACGCTCTGCTGGCTACGGCCAATCAGCTGCACTGGCGCAGGCTGCACGCAACATGAATCAACAGGGCTATCAGACCGCCATGAACTTAGGCTTAGGCCGACAGTCACTTGCACAGCAGCAGTTGGACGCGCAAAGGAATCTGGCGCTGCAACGTCTTGGTATCACTCAGGCTGCTATTTCAGGTCAGCCAGCTAACCTTGGTCAGACAATGACTCAGCCTACCTCACGCAATGTCGGTGCTGGTGCCTTGGGTGGTGCAATGGCTGGATATCAGCTTGGCGGCCCATGGGGTGCAGCAGCTGGCGGTTTGTTGGGGGCATTCGGATGACCGACTACCTAGAGTTACTGCGAAAAAACAATCCTGCCAGTGGCTTGCGTAAGCCGATGATGGGTGAAGGCTTTGACCTGTATGGTGCCAATCAGAAACCTAATCTTGGTATGACTATGCCGTCACCTGATTATGGTGATGGCCTTGGCATCAAAGCGCCTGAGTCATTCGGTCAGATGCCTGTTGCAAATCCAAAGATGGATGCTGGTCTGGCACTGTCTTTGTTGGATGCTGGACAAGAGAAGTCCGCAAATATGCAGATGCCGCAGCTGCCAGGCGGCAGCAATCTGACATACGAGCAGTTGATGAAGATGTACGGTGTTACTGGCTTACTTGGATGAGGTGAAAAATGGCTGTTGATTTGAATACTGATACTGGTATTGCTGGACGTGTTGTCCCATTGCCGATGAATAAGGGATGGATGGATAACCTTGGTGGATTGCTGTTTGGTGGTGGTGGTACTGATGGCCTTGAAGGTTATCTGTCACAGCAACAGCAGGATGCTATCCAACGTCAGGCCATGATGCAGGCTGCCGCCTCGCTACTTAAATCAAGTGGTAGAACAACGCAGCCCATCTCAATAGGTCAGGCATTGGGTGAGGCATATGGCGCTGGTTCAGCCGGTTATCAGCAGGCGCAGCAAGGTGCATTTAATCAGCTGATGACAAAGCAGAAACTGGATGAGATGAAGCGTGAGCAGCAATTGCAAAATCTGCTGATGTCTCGCATACCTGGTATGTCAACTGGTGCAGCGCCAGCATTACAGACTGCACCAAGTGTTCAGACAATGCCTACTGATGGTTCAGCTGAAGTGCTGCCAAATGTAGCGGTAACAAGCAAACCGCGTCCTGATATCTTCTCTACTTTGACACCTGATCAGTTGCTGTTGGCCGCAATGAATCCAAAAACAATGCTGCCTAAAGTGTTTGAGGAAAGCCTTAAGAATGAGAGTTTCAACACATTGACTCCATCTGAGGTTACGTCATTGGGTCTTGATCCACGAGGCAAGTGGCAGCAGAATACTCGTACTGGTCAGATCACAAGTCTGCAAGCGCCAAAAGATGAATATGCTGTTGTCACAGGTTTAGAAGCAGAGAAATTAGGTTTGTCTGGACTTGGTAAATGGCAAGTAAATAAAACAACAAATCAGGCAACACAAGTACCTGGTGATCCAGGTGCATTTGGCGGTGGCTTGCAAGGCAAGGCATACGACATCATTCTGGAGGGAGTAAACAGTGGAAAGACAGATACTGTTGAATATGCTTTGGCGCATAGAGAGTTGAGCAAACCTGTTCCTATGGAACAAGTACAGGCAGATGGATCAATCAAGATTGTGTATACACAGCCTGCTCCATTGCCGTCAGCTATCCCTAAGCCTACCTATCGTGGGACTATTCCGCAAGTGAAAAATCAGGCAACTGTTGTACCGTCTGGCGTTGCACAAACAACTCCTGCAACAACTGTCAACGCACAAACAACACCTGTTGCTTCACAAACAAAAAATGTCGGTGAAACTGGTATTCAACCTGGAGTTAAGACAACACCTTATGCCCCTACACCCACACAAATTGGTGACGCAAGAAAGCAGATTCTGATTGCAAACAAATTGGTATCTGCAATTGATGTTTTAGAAAAAGATGTCAAGCAAAATGGTATGCAGATTGGTGGTATGGGTGAGGCTGGAGGCCGTCAAGAAGCATTCTTCCAAGATGCAATCCTGCAACTGAAAGAACTGCAAAACCTTGGTGTACTTAATGGCCCTGATGAACGCATTCTGTTACAACAACTGGCAGACCCAACAAGCCTAAAGTCATTCATTAAAGGCAAGGGCGGCCCTGAGTATGTGCTATCAAAAATTACAGAGTTGCGTAATAAAGCAAATCGTGAAGTTGATATGATTAATAAGCAATTCCCGCAGCCAATTACAGCACCAAGGCCAGAGGCTCCATTGCCGCCAGGAGTTGCAGACATAATGAAAAAATATCCTCCAAGGAAACAGTAATGGCTAATCCAACAATTGATGATCTGTATAAGTCATTGCAGGCTGCTGATGCAGCTGGCGACACGAAAGCTGCACAGGTTCTAGCGGATTACATCAGGTCAATTGAAATTCCATCAATTGGCGGTCAAGATGAAATGAAGATAGAGCAGACAACTGGCGCACCATTGCCAGTGCGTGCAGCTGTTGGTGTGGCTACCACCATGCAAGATAAGTTGGCAACGCTGAGGAAATTCTTTCCTGACGCGCAACCATACGACAAAGAGAATTTTGTCTACACCGATCCTAAGACCGGACGGCCAACGCTGATGAATGAGAAGAATCCTGTATTTTTTGGAATTCCTATCCCATCAATGGGTGATGTATTTGGTGCAATGCCTGAGATCGCAGAGACTGTTGGCTCTGCTACTGGTGCTGCTGTCATGTCTCCATTTGGGCCACCAGGAATGGTTGCTGGTGCTGGCGCTGGTGGCGCTGCATTCAAAAAGCTGTACGAGATGGGTATGCAGTATGGCGGTCCAACTGTTGAAACTAGAGGCGGCGCAGAGCAGGCCGCTGGAGTGCTTAAAGACATCACCGTCAATGCAGCCGGTCAGCGCGGTGGTCAACTGATTGAAAAAGGTTTGCCATACCTATTGACACCTATCCAGCAGCAAATAATGGGATTACGTCAAGGAATACCGCAGGCTGCGGCCAGACTTGGCATCAAACTGCCTGCCGGTGTAGCTACTCAGAGTCCTGCTATTCAGCGTCTTGAGGCTGGACTTGCTCAGACACCTGGCGGCGCTCAAGTAATTTCCCCTAAGTACGAACAGATGCAGCAGCAGATGGGAACTAGCGCAACTCAGATTGCAGAGGACTTGTCTCGCGCAGAGCGTGGGCCAGGCGCGGCAGCTGGAGAGTTTTACACTGAAAAGGGTGGACTTGGTCAATTCCTTAAGGGTAGTGCTCAGGCAGCCGGTAAACGGTTTGAAGATAGACGCAACCAGATTGATGATGTTGTTGCCCATGCCGTTGGATCAAGTAACAGGTTTGCCGCCAACAACACGGCGCAACTGGTCAGTGATTTACAAGCACAAATTGACAGAGATCCAAACACAATGGGGCCATTGTTGCAGCCCGTCATTGATCGAGCCATGCGTGTTGTGTCTGATGCAAAAGCTGGATTTGGTGGCGTTTCGTTTGATGCTCTTAGAAAAGAGAGAACAAGCATTGGAAAAGATTTAGATCGACCAGATATTTCTGGTCTTTCAGACACTTCAAATTTTGCGCGTTTGTACGCTGCCTTGCGTGCTGATGTTAGCGCAGCCGCCAAACAATCAGGACCGATTGCAGAACGCGCTTTAAAGTTGCATGATCGCTACGTCAGGTTCAACCGTGAGGTGAATTTGCCAGCCCTGCAAAAGATTGCGGATCAGGACTTAGATGTTGCAGCGGCCAACTATGCGTTGTCTGGAACAAAGGACGGAATGGGGCGTTTGCAGCTGCTTGTGCGTAATTTCAAGCCAGAGGAGCGAGACACGCTCGCAGCTTCTGTATTTCATCAATTAGGCAATGCCAAGGCCGGTATTAAGGAAGGCGCTGATGTCGGTGCTGATAGCTACCAGTTCAGCGCAAATACATTCCTGACCAACTGGAACAACTTAAGTGACAGTGCCAAAACCGTGTTGTTTAGCGGTGACAAGTATCGCAACATTGTTCCTGCCATCAATGATCTGGTTAAAGTGACAACTGGTGCGCGTGAGGCTGGCAAGGCCGTCAATACATCAAACACTGCTGGCGCTCAGATGGTTACATCAGCCCTGCTAGGCACTGGTGGCCTCATAGGTGGCGGCTTAAGCGGTGACGCTACAACTGCACTACTTGGTGGCGCTGGAGCCTTGGGCGGCCTTGTATTGACCAGCAACATGGCAGCCAGAATGCTTGAGAGTCCAAGGTTCATTCGTTGGGTGTCTGACACCAGCAGAGCCGTTGTCAACAATCCGAATTCATTGACTGCACAGGTTGCCAAGTTGACCGCCATTGCCGAGGCAGAGCCTGGCATGAAGGATTCAATTGAGGCGTACTACAAACAAATCCAACCCATTGCAGTTCAGATGCGTACAGTGAGGTAGTCATGGCAAAAGAATCAGGCTTATTAGGTGACGTTTTAGACTATTTGCAAGACCCTAACCGCACTCAGCAAGTGCAGGGTTTAGGTGGATTGCTGCAATCTGCCGTCAGCAATGTCGGAGAATCTCAAAACAAGTGGCGTGATTTGCAGACGCGTGCGTTTGCAGATAAAGGTAATCCACTGAAGATTACCGATCAGGCTGCATTTGAACAACTGGCAAACATGACAATGGAAGGCCCAATGTCATTAGCACCAGCTGGCATCACCAAGCGCCAAGCTACCGTGATGAATCCTGAGCGTATTGCGTATCCTGGCATCTACCAAAACCCGCGTGAATTGGTGCAGGAGGCTACAAACCGTGTAGCTACAGAAAACCCTTTGATGAAACAACTGTTTGGCGTGACCAGACAGGACTTGTTTGATATCTCTCAGCAAGGTACACGGCCAGGCAACATCACTGATGTGCCATTCAAAACAGCGGCTAATCCTAAAGGCGCTGCACACGCACAACAAGTCATGAACCCGCGCAACATCCAGCGTTTGCAGGACATTGTGGCCGAGGCAAAGCAGCAGCCTGAGTTGTACAAAGGCATGGCCTCTTGGTACACCATGGATCCTCTGTATCAGCGTTTCGTTGATATTTATGGCCCTGATAAAGCCATTGGTGAGTACAACAAATTCAATACATTGACGGGTATGTCCAGCCCTGGCAGCGAGGTGCTGACAGAATTAAACCGTGGCACTGCGGCCAACATGATGGACACCATGGGTAGATTTGGTGAATTCAGAAAATATGGCGGTGTTGCTGAACACAAACGCAAATCTGATTTCCCATCAGAATTAGCCTCTGTAATTGGTCATCCATATCACAGTACCGCACAAGCTGGCCCAATGGAAAAGTATTTGGAAAGCGGCTTGCTGGATATGAAGTCAGCCAAAGTGCCAAGCTACATTCATGCGTCTGGCGTACCAGAGACAGGTTTTCAGACGCAATGGCCGGTTGGGGACGCACACTGGTCACGCCTGGTAGGTTTGCCTGACGTGCGTGGCGCAACAACGTCTAAGGGAGTCCCAACAATTCCCAAGGCCAGCGCGTCAGTGCCTGAGATGGTTGCCCTTGGCCCATGGTTCAATCAGAAGATTGCTCAACCTATGGGAATGGAGGCAGTGCCTGCTCAAGCGGTTATATGGGGCGCAGGCTCAGGAGCAACTGGAGTGACTTCACCAATTGGCGCACCAAAACTGGAATTGCTGGCGCAACAGATTGGCGAAACAGCTGCTCGTCTTGGTGTTTCACCTGAAACTGCTAGAGATATGGTCATTCGCGGTCAAGCTCATGCTGGCGGTATGACCAAAGGCGGCCTGCTGTCACCGTCAGACTACTGATCAATCCAATCAATGATCCAACCGATGGCCTCTTGTGCTGTCGGTATTTCACCTGTATCTGCCTCAACTTCATTAGCCTGGTCAAGTAATTCCATCAGGAATGCTTTGAGTTTTTCTTTTTCAATCATCATCTATCTCCAAACAATGCAGCCACCAGCGGGTCCCGCCGTGGCTTAAGCCTATGACCTCTTTCACGCGCCAAGCGGAAAGCCTTATCGTCCAATGTCTCACGCGCTCTGTGGCGGCGCAAACGCTCCATGGGTGTCAGCGGTGGCGGTCTGGCCGCATCAGTGCCGATGCCATAACGGTACACGGCCACCAGTATGCGGCCTGATCTAGACCATTCTTGAATGTGTACCGTGCCAGCCAGCCGCAGCCGCTTGATCATCTGCTGCGCTGAACGCTCGGTGCAGTACACCTTGGCCGCCAGCTCTGGCGCTGTGCAGCCGGTGCGCTGGAGAATGTCAATGACTCGCGGGAGCCTTGCTGAAATCAAGTGTTCTTCTCCTTAATCTTGGCTTGCAAGGCTTCCCCAAAGGCAAGCTGACCCTGCATCTGGTGACCACCGCGATGGTCTTTTAAGATTTCAAAATAAACATTCTCAATTTGTGTGCGAGTTAGGTTTACCCATGTGCGCTGTGGTAAGGTGATGTTGTTCTCGCCGATGTAGGCGATCAACGGGACTTTCTTACACTCTCGCCCAGTGACAAGATTTTCTTGCAAAGATTCAATGACGGCTTCAAATCGTTCAATCTCAGACTCTCCAAACTCTAGTCCTTCAAGATTGTCCTCAATTCCAGCAAGTGTTAGTTCGCCAATGCAAATGTAGTCTGACAAGTCTTTTTTGGCGGCAGTCCATTGGGCAAAATGCAAAGTATCTGCCACAGACTTTTGCTCTGGCTGTGCCAAGGCTTCTTTGAAATTTGCTTTTGGTTCTTTCACTAGCAAAATTAAATTGTGTTTGCTGCCTTGATTTTCTTGCGCCAGCGTGACCGTGCCAAATAGACGGTTGCCGCTATCGTGTTCTTCTGTGCTGACATCAATCGACACCTCCATTCCCGTCACAAGCGCCGCAATATCTTGCTCTTGTGCCAAGGCTTCTTTGATGGCGGCAATTGCTTTGTGCATTTTTTCTGCTGATGCGTTGAACTCATCATTGTTTGTCCAATCAATAGACAGCTCTGTCTCCAGCGCATCAAGTGCCAGCTTTAATACTTCTTGTGTCATGACTTTACCCCACAAACTTTTTCCATGTACGCCAAATAAAGCTGGTCAACAGTTTGAAACTCTCTGCTGTCGCCATCAAGAAACCAGCATCTTTTCTCGCTATGCCATTTCCCACTGCGCTTGTTTCGCTTAGTGTGTACTTCATGTTGAAGCCCATGCTTTTCATTGCGGTACATACGTTGTGCGCCGTGGTCAAATGTTATTCCTAATGTGTATCGGTATAAAAGTTCATCGAATTCTTCAAACGTCAGTTCAGTCATACTTGTTCACCTCTGATTGTTTTTTGCCGTAATTGGCTTCCCAATCGTAATAAGCAAGCCAGTGTGCGCCGCACTTATTGCATCGAGTTTTAAATCTAGGTGAACCCCAATCAACTGTCACATCTTTATGATTACACTTCCATTCTAGGTACATACCTATATAAATAATGGGCAATGTAATAAGCCCCGCCCCACCAAAAACTAAAATAACTAATTGGTTAAGATTTTCGTTCATGTTTGTTCTCCTGTTCTGGCTCTAATTATTTTGGCGGCATCAATAACCTTGTCCCAACCCCAATATTCTTGTTCTTCCTCACACGCCTTTGCACAAGCTTCACGTTCAGCTTTGATTGCTGCATCTACATCAGATTTTGTCCACAGATTAAATCTCGCTCTAATCCATGCGTTGAATTCGGCTTGTGTCATCACGCCACCTTTTTGTATTTGCCGGACCAGACGTAATGGCCGCGTGGCTGCGCGGCACCCATATTACGAAAGAACGTCAGCATGGACTTGTACGGCACGCTGAAACGCTCGGCTATCTCTTTCTTGGTCAGTCCATTAGAGAGCAGCAGCATGGCTCTGCGGCCATTGATGTCAGGTAGTTTGCGTCCTGAGTTAGGGCGTGATCCACCTTTCATTACTTCACCTCAGTCTCATCGAGTAGAAACTTGACCACGCACGCAAGCACGATCACCACCAGTGCAATGCCGAGCAGGCCGACCAGCACGAAATTCATCATTGTTTCCATAGAAATCCTCCGAGTCGAAATAGAACAGCGCCAGCACCGCCAGCACCAGCAATATGATTTTCACTTCTGAGCCGCCAGTAGTTCCATCTCCACTTCCTTGACGCGCTCGCGCAGGATGCTGATCTCTTGTTCCAAACCGGTGATCTTGCGCTGCATACGCTCACGGGTCATGTTCTCGGCGTGCGTCCAGCCAATGAACGTGCCGTCAGTCACAGCCTGGCGTGCAAGCGTCTTAAAGTCCTCGCGGGTGAGGAATCCACCGCCGATCTCCATAGGTGGCGTGAACTTGTTGACGGCTCGGTCAATCTCAATCTGCATCTTTTCAGACATTTGTCTCTCCTTGTGGTTGTGTGTTGCTCCAGGCTTGCACCAGCAGTGCGGCGTTGTAAGGGATCGGTGTTGCGGTGGACACAAACAAGCCTTTGCCGCGCTGTTTGCGCCCCCATGCATCCATGGCATTGGCATTCTTCAATTCATTGCGTTTGACAGCGTTATAGACCGCGTGCTGCTTGTATCCGGCCTCCACCAATTCATCCATGGTGCGCGGTTCTTGGCAGAAGTCTTGTAACTCAGTCATGATGACCACCATGCTATGAGCAGTGCGGCCAAGCCAGTGCCGATGACAAGGCACAGCAAGTAGTCAGCGCAAGCCTCTGCGCGTTTGCCAAGCCTACGGTGGCAGGCATCAGTCATGGCGTGTTGGGTGTGGTTCATAAGGACTCCTTAAAGTTTCCAATATTCGCCAACAGGCAAGCCGTTAGATCGAAGATACAACTCCAACCAAAGCTGATGAATCAGTGCCGCTTTTAAAAACTCTTCTTCCCACTCATACTTTTTAACTGCCTCGCGCAATTCGCCCATTTCGTTAAATGCTTGTTGGTTCATTTAAATGTCTCTCTTGTTTGTTGACAAATAAATCATATCATTAATTGCTAACATATCAAATACCTTACAAATTAGTCAACCATTAACCGATTACAATGTCCCTCGCTGGTTCATGCTTCCAGCAGTTGCCTTTGGGGATCGGTTCACGCGATCCCCTTTTTTCGCTGTACACTTGACGCTTTCCACAAAACATGGTTAACATCATACACATGAAAGTCTCACAGCAAGCAATTCAGGACATCAAGCACAAGATCGAGTCAGCCGGTTACCGGATGTCCGATCTCTGCCGTGTCGCAGAAATCGACCAGGCGCAGCTATCGCGCTGGGTAAATGGTCAAACAGAACCACTTTACTCTACCGTAATCAGGTTGGAGCAGGCCGCAGACGCGCTCATCTCAGCGCGGCTACAGGTACTCAACAAGGCCATGGAGGATGCCGTCAAATGAAGGTCACATTGGGTATTGACTGCGGCCTAAACGGCGCAATAGCGGTGCTGGTTGACGGCCAATTGTTGTCGGTACACGATATGCCAACGCTGACGGTGGACATCAACAAGAAGACCAAGCGGCAAGTCTCACCGAACTTGTTGGCTATTTTGATCGAGTCTATTAAGCCAGACCAAGCCATTGTGGAGCGTCCCGCAGCGCGGCCAGGGCAGGGCGTGACGGCCATGTTTGGCTTTGGCCGCAGCCTCGGTGTGGTGGAAGGCGTGCTGGCCGGACTCAGTGTGCCGGTGACCTATGTGGCACCAGCGACTTGGACGAAGGCCATGGGCAAGGCGGCCGGCAAGGACGCATCCCGTCAACGCGCCATCGAGTTATTTCCCGCCATGTCGGAATACTTCAAGCGCGTCAAGGATGAAGGCCGAGCCGAGGCAACGCTGATCGCAATGTGGGGTATCCGCAATGGCTGACAAGGAACGACAGATTATGCGTCAGCACATTGTCTGGCTGGCCGAGATGCTGGAAAAGCAGCGCAAAGCCAATCAGGACAAAGTCGTATTCTTGAAACGCTTGCTCGATCCCGAGGACTTAGGCCACGCAACAAGTACTGAGGTGCGCCAGCTGGCGTATCAAATCATCATCAACGAACATCACTTAGAAAGAGATTCATGGCAACAAAGCAATTAAGACTCAGACCGTCAGCAGCGTCCCGCTGGATCGCCTGCCCAGCATCAGCAAAGATGTGCGAGCAAGTCCCGAAACGCCCATCCGGTGAGGCTGCCAACATTGGCACCGCCATCCACGCGCTGGCCGAAACCTGTTTCCAACTCGATACCGATCCGATGAAGTTTGTAGGGCAGACCATTGAAGGCATTGTCATGACTGAGGAGAACTGCGACTATGCATTGCAGCACCTCAAAGCAATATGGGCGATTCAAGATGAACTTGGTATGGTCAAGGTGGAAGTGCCGGTTAAGCTGTTTGAGGACAAACAAGTACTGTTACAAGGTACTGCTGACGTTGTTGGTCATAACTTCACGAAAATGACAATTGCTGACCTGAAGACCGGCAAAGGCTGGGTGGACGCTGACACTGAACAGCTGAAAATTTATGCACTTGGTGCGCTTGCAACTTTTAATTTGATGGACATTGAAGAAATCGAATTTCAAATTATTCAGCCGCATCACGGTGAAAAGCGTATCCATATCATGACGGCGCAAGAGTTGATGGAATGGGAAGACAACGTACTAAGACCGGCGATGGAAGATGCCATCAGTGACGCGCCATCTTACAAACCGTCAGAGTCAGCCTGTCAATGGTGCGATGCAAAAACGATCTGTCCAGCGCAGCAAAAGCAATTCGATATCGTGGCGGCGCAGCCAGACATCAGCGTCATGAAAAAGGAAGAGATCAAGGAAGTCATGCTGGCGCTGACACCAGCACAGATCAGCGACATTCTGGACAAAGCGCCGCTGGTAGAGAAATTCATAGCAGCGGTGCAGGAACACGCGCTGCAAGCCATGGAGAAGGACGGCATGGTAGTGCCAGGCTGGCAGTTGGCACCAAAGCGTGCATCCCGCAAATGGATTGATGGCAATGCTGCACGCGAACAATTGACATCAATAGGTTTGTCTGACAGCGACATCTTTGAAACAACCCTAATTACTCCTGCGGCAGCGGAAAAGCTACTGCCAAAGGAACAAAGAGTTATCTTGGACGAACTCACCGTCAAGGTATCAAGCGGACTCACACTTGCGAGAGATCGTAGTCTGAGTCAATAATGCAATCCCTAAACTTCTGAAAGCGAAACGCAAAATGCTAAATTTATCTTCTGGCGGCGGTAATGGAAACTACATCCGCTTTTCTCCCCAAGCCAATGCTTGGACAAATAACCTTGGCGAGGAAATCCAACTCGGTAAGGTTGTCTTTGACATCAATGCAGTGCAAACCGGTTGGCTGCAACTCGGTGTTGGTGTACGCGATTGGCAGCCCGATGTAAGCCTTGGCAAAAAAGGCCCACAACCGACACCCGACCACAAGCGCGGATTCATCATCCACTTCTACAACAAGGCGCTCGGCCTGTGCGAGTACTCGTCAAGTGGTGTAGGCCCAAATATGGGATTGGAAAAGCTGTACTTGGACTGCGCCGCGCAGCAGGCTGCCAATGCTGGAAAGCTGCCAGTGCTGGAGTACACCGGCTCTAAGCTGGAGAAGATCGGCAAAGGCACAACCCGCATACCGAACTTTAATATCGTGTCATGGATCGACCGTCCTGCTGGCATGAACGCTGAGGCTGCTCAGGAGGCTGCACCAGCGCCAGTAGCGCAAGCAAGGCCAGCGTTCATACCGCCAGCGCCAGCACCGGTGAAGACTGCGATGGCCGCAGCAGTAGCTGATGACGAGATGTTCTAACTGATCGGCTTTAAGCACCGCTGGGTAGCACCAGCGGTTTTTTTTCCTCTAAAAAAATACAACATGAAATATCTCTCACTTTGCAGTGGTATTGAGGCGGCAACAGTAGCATGGCATCCCCTTGGATGGGAGGCAGTAGCGTATTCAGAGATCGAGAAGTTCCCCTCACAGGTGCTGGCGCACCACTACCCACAAACGCCAAACCTTGGCGACATGACGAAATTTAAGGAGTGGTCAATTGAATCAAATGTCGATCTTCTTGTCGGAGGAACTCCCTGCCAATCATTCTCAGTCGCTGGACTTAGAAAAGGATTGGATGACCCGCGTGGCAACCTCATGCTTACCTATCTTGCCATTGCTGACAAATATCGGCCCCGATGGTTGGTCTGGGAGAACGTCCCTGGCGTTCTGTCATCTAACGCCGGACAAGACTTTGGCACATTCCTCGGAGGGTTGGGGGAACTCGGGTATGGGTTCGCATACCGCGTTCTTGACGCTCAATACTTTGGAGTGGCACAGCGCCGCCGCCGTGTGTTCGTTGTCGGATACCTTGGAGACTGGCGAGTTGCCGCAGCGGTTCTTTTTGAGCGCCACAGCCTGCAAGGGCATCCTGCGCCGAGCAGAGAAAAGAGGCAAACAGTTACCTCCTACACTCCAAGCAGCATTGGAGGGTATAGCGAGGGTGTCGGAACTCTGAGGGCGCATGGCGGGGATATTGGTGGCGGTTCAGAAAATTTAATTGCCGCCCGCATGGTTGCTTTTGGTGAATACGCAGTTGATGGAACAGCGTCAGCAATGAAAGCAAGGGATTACAAGGACGCAACTGATTTAGTAGCGCAACCAGTCTTTGAGATGCATGGCCAGGACAGCAGAGTGCGTGACCTTGGCGAGACTTGCAGCACAGTCACAAGCAAGTGGGGTACAGGCGGTGGGAATGTGCCTGTGGCTTTGCAACCCATTGCATTCAGCGGTCAGATGTCAAACCCGCAGACAGATGTGGATATGACGCAAACCCTGCAAGCCAAGAATCCGATGGCGGTGGCAACGCATGACGTAGCTGGAACAATGCTTTCCCGTAATACATCAGGCGGGTTTAGCAACAGCATTGACTATGCCTCGGCTGGATACATGGCACTGCAATCAATGGCAGTACGCCGACTCACGCCAAAGGAATGCGAGAGACTCCAAGGCTTTCCAGACAACTACACCGACATCCAATCAAAGGGCAAGCCAACGCCAGACGGTCCAAGATACAAAGCCTTGGGCAATAGCATGGCAGTGCCTGTGATGGCGTGGATCGGACAACGCATACAAGAAGTAGAGGCAATATGCAAGCAGAACAAATAGCCAAGCAGCTCGGCAATGCGAAAAAAGCAAATGGGCAATGGGTAGCCAGCTGTCCAGTACCTGGTCACGGCAAAGGAAATGGAGACAAGAATCCATCACTCAGCATAGACATCAATGATGATGGTAAGCCGTTGTTCCATTGCCACGGCGGGTGCTCACAAGAAGACGTGTTCCAGACGATCAGGGAACTGCACCTGCTTCCGGAACTAATGGAGCGCCCTGATCCACTCGCCAACATTAAACCGATACCGCGCAATGTGCTGGAGCAGGAGTGGCAGTATCAGGACGAGGACAGGACAACGGTATTCGTCAAGCAGCGGTACAAGGTAGGAGACACAGGGAAAACCTACAGGCTGTACAAGGTTGACGCTGATGGCCGCAGGCACTCAAGCCTTGGGGATGCACGCATAGTGCCGTACAACTTACCCGCGCTGCTGGACGCGAAGACCGCAGGCAGGAACATCTTTTTGGTGGAAGGCGAGAAAGCCGCAGATGCCATCACGTCAATTGGCATGATCGCAACAACGGCGCACACTGGAGCAGGCAGCTGGCCGGAGGCCATCACCGAGTATTTCGCTGGTGCTCAGGTCATCATATTGCCGGATAACGACACGCCTGGCTGGCAGTACGCACACAAGGCAGTCCAAGCAATACTGCCCATCGCCAAATCGGTAAAGGTAGTTGACCTCGGGCTGCAAGGCCAAGGCGATGATGCCTATGAATTCATTGAGGCTGGCGCAGGCAGGGACAAGCTGGTGGCGCTGGTCAAGGCAGCGCAAATCATCACCAGCGTGGATCAGGTAACGATGCCCGAAAGGTTGAATCCGATTACGAATTCAGTGGTGGAAGTCACCATGGCCGCGTGGAACTTAGAGCAGGACATCGCCAAGGAGTTTGAGTCAGAGCCAGCGCCAGCAGTACAAGCCAAGCCGCCAAAGCAGATCAACATAGAGCATTGGGACAGCATCCAAGACGAGCCGGTGAAGTGGATGATAGATAAGGTGTTGCCGGTAGGCTCATTCAGCGCCTTGTATGGACCACCAGGCTCGTTCAAGTCGTTCATTGCCTTGGACATTGCCGAGGCGATCGCCACAGGCAGGACGTGGATGGGCAATCAAGTGACAGAGCAAGGCGCGGTGCTGTACCTGTGCGGTGAGGGCTTTGGCGGTGTCGGCGCAAGGATTAAGGCAATTAAGCAGCACCACGGCACCGAGGACGGTGCGCCGATCTACGTCATCAGGCACCAACTCAACCTGAGATCGAGCGTGGAGGACTTCAACGCGCTCATGATCGCAGTGGAAAACCTAGTCACAGAACTCGGCATCGACTTCAAGCTGATCATCATCGACACATTAGCTAGGGCATTTGGCGGTGGCAACGAGAATGACTCCAGCGATATGGGATCGTTCATCGCCAGCTGCGGACGCATCCAGCAGATCGTTCAGGACTGCGCCTTGATGATCCTGCACCACAGCGGAAAGGATGCCACCAAAGGACTGCGCGGCCACTCCAGCCTCTTAGGCGCGGTAGACACCGAACTGGAACTGATCCGGTTTGAGGACTCCATGAAAGGGATCATCCGCACGGCCAAGCAAAAGGACGGCGAGGACGGCACAAGAATCGGCTTTGAGATGGTCAGCGTGGAACTCGCGCCGCCAGCTGGATCGCTGCAAATAGGTGATCCGATCACAAGTCTGGCGGTGCAGGCCAGCGAGATAGGTGAACACGAAGATAAGAAAAATAACGCCAGCAGTGGATCAAAACTTACCGCGCAAGAGTCTAAAGCACTGACCTGTTTAGAGAATGTGATTAAACAAAAAGGAATGCTAAAGGCTATGGAGGGTAATCAGAGAATGTGCGTCTTAATAGAAGATTGGGAACTTGAATTTAGGGCGAAATTAGGACGCAAACCAAGCGGAGACAAAACATTTGATAAGGCATGGTCTCGCGCTAAAGAGAAACTGACAGCTCATAAACTTATGGATATGAGAGATGAATGGGTATGGATGCTTCATAAGACTGTAGACAGTGAGTCTTTTTGATACTGTGTTTATATACATTAAAAATGGAGACATTTGGAGACATTTGGAGACATTGTCTCCGTGAATGGAGACACGACAAACGAGAGTCTATAAGACTCGTAGTTTGTCTCCATCAGTGTCGCCGACACCAATTTATTTGAAAGGAAACCGAAATGGCAACAAAGCAAAAGAGTAGACAGCATCCACCAGCAACGAGTCCAAGTCCACAAGCAGACCCTTGGACGATTTATGTGCAATCAAAACTGGTGGAGTTGGAGTCAGCCAAGGCAGTCAGCGACAGGAAATGGGGAGAAAATCGACTGATTACTTTAGTTGACAGTCAACTCAGAGAGAAATTCTGGATTCAGAACGCCAGATTGCAGCAAGCAGTCACGGCAAAGGATCAGCCGAAATTCGATTCAAGCCTGGCGGGAATGATCAGGGCGTATGGCGTGCTGGATCAGTGGGCAGCCGATCAAGGCATAACGCCAGCCAGCGACAGCATCCCAAGGATTGAGTGGGAAATGCAAAACGGCCAGGTCATGGTGATTGTCAGAACGGTCAACGAGGCCGTGGCAATACAGCGGGAGCGTCAAGACATCAGCAACCAGAACATCTGGAGCATGGAAGAGATTGAGGTGCTGATGGCCGATCCTCGTATGCAGGAGATTATCAAGATCAAAGCATTATTCCCAACAGCCAAAGTAACCGGATTCAAACCAGCGCCAGACTTCAAGCTTGGCGGCGCAACAGGATTTGATGACTTTGAAAACGACTTGAAATTCGATGACAATGAAGTCATGGAAAAGAAATTCGACACCAAACTCGCAGGAAGGCTCAAAAATGCAGCGAATTAAACAATGGGTACTGGATATCGTCCAGCGGATTAAAACGGCTCTGAGGAGGGTCTGAGCGTGGCAGGAAGACCGAAATTCAGACAGGACATGACTCTGCTTGAGGATTTGCCTCACGACATGATTGTGTCCATGTTTGAGGCAGGCAAGTCACAGACAACGATCTGCTACGAACTTGGCATTGGGCGCAGGGCGCTAGAGCAATGGATCGAAGATACCGATCCCTCTATAATTGCGCGTGCGCGCGCGATAGCCGCCGATAAGTTGGCGGTAGAGACAATGTCCATTGCGGATGACATGGACGTGGAGCATCCGCAGCGCGATGTCCAGCGTATCCGAACCAGGCAATGGCTGGCCGAACGATGGGATCAGAAGACTTACGGCTTACAAAAGGCTGCCTCGATCAACATCAACATCCAAGATTTACGCATGGCCGCGCTGCGCCATGTTGAAGTGGTTGACGAGTTATCCACAGGCGAGAGGCAGGATTGAGCCATGATTGAACACATTGCCCTGTGGATAACGCAACTCTGCCTGTTTGTTGAGCAAATACTGGTCAGTTATCCACAATTGACTTAACATAATGGACATCGTGTAAAATGGAATATGTCAGCATTCTGTAAGAAAGCATATAGATCAATGACTTGCATGAATAGTGGATTGTGGATAACTTTCAGCGGTAAAGTGGCCGCTGCTGGCGCTGGAGCGTGCCGCTGGCCGTGGGCGGCTGCGATCCCCCCCTTGCGCGATTTCGGCGGGGGCGGCTGAAGATGCAACCGAACACCTACCGAATCCCATAGCCCACCGCCTATGACCGACCCCCATACCCCCACTGCGACAAAGCCGCGCGTCCCGAAAAAAAATTCCGAGGATTTGCTGGCGAATAACCCGTTTGTCGAATTCGTCAAGCTGTACAAGAACAACCCTGTACTTTTCGTCAGAGAGGTGCTGAACACTGAGCCTGACCCGTGGCAAGTGGAATTCTTGAATCATATTGCGTCAGGCAACCGGCGTATCTCTGTCAGATCAGGCCATGGCGTTGGGAAGTCCACGGCGAGCGCCTGGGCGATGATCTGGTACTTGCTGCTGCGCTTTCCGGTGAAGGTGGTGGTGACAGCGCCAACGAGCAGCCAGTTGTATGACGCGCTGTTTGCGGAGGTCAAGCGGTGGGTGAAGGTGCTGCCGCCGATGCTGGCTGATATGTTGGAGGTTAAGCAGGACAGGATTGAGGTGAAAGATGCCAACGAGGAGGCGTTTATCTCAGCCAGGACATCTAGAGCCGAGCAGCCCGAGGCGCTCCAAGGGGTTCACAGTGACCATGTGATGCTGGTGGGGGACGAGGCCAGCGGTATTCCGGAGAAGGTGTTTGAGGCGGCCAGCGGCTCAATGTCGGGGCATAACGCCGTCACGCTGCTACTGGGTAATCCGGTGCGAAGTAGCGGATTCTTCTACGACACCCATAACCGTCTGGCGGGGGATTGGGTGACGATGAAGGTGTCCTGCGCCGACTCACCGCGCGTGTCTGAGGCTTACATTGAGGAGATGAAGTCGCGGTACGGCGAGGAGAGCAATGCTTACCGCATCCGCGTGCTGGGTGAGTTTCCAAGGAGTGACGAGGATACGGTTATTCCCATGGAGCTGTTGGACTTGGCGATGAATCGGGACGTGGTGGCGAGTCCTTATGCGCCGCTGGTCTGGGGATTGGACGTTGCAAGGTTTGGCTCGGATCGCTCGGCGCTGTGCAAGCGGCGGGGGAATGCGGTGATTGAGCCGATTAAGACGTGGAAGAATTTGGACTTGATGCAGCTGACGGGCGCGGTGGTGGTTGAGTTTGAGGCGTTGCCGCCAAGCGACAGGCCGGAGGAGATACTGGTGGACAGCATTGGGCTTGGTGCTGGAGTGGTGGATCGGCTGAAGGAGTTGGGTTTACCGGCTCGCGGAATAAACGTCAGCGAGTCACCGGCCATGGGTGGGACTTACCGGAATCTGAAGGCCGAGCTTTGGTACAAGGCCAAGGCGTGGCTGGAGCAGCGGGACTGTCGGCTGCCCAAGGATGAGTTGCTGGTGGCCGAGTTGGCGACCGTGCGTTATATGTTTACGTCTAACGGAAAGATTCAGATTGAGAGCAAGGATGAGATCAAGAAGCGGGGGTTGGCCTCTCCGGACAAGGCTGATGCGTTCTGTTTGACGTTTGCCTCAGACGCTGTAATCGGCATGATGGGGTCAAAGGCCAGCACCAAGTGGGGACAGCCGTTGAAAAGAAACCTGTCAAGGGTTGCATAATTGACGTAATTGTTTAAAGGGGTAAATTATGAAGATGACAAAAGTGGCGAAGAAGGTGGGCAAAGTGATGCATGAATTCAAGACCGGCAAGCTGCACTCTGGTGCTGGCGGCAAGGTTGTGAAGAATCCCAAGCAGGCCATTGCCATTGCGATGTCCGAAGCCAAGATGCCTATGAAGGCCAAAAAAGGGAAGATATAATGGCTACCATGCAACGCACCATGGCGCAGGCCATGGATCAAAAGCCTGGCTATCAGGACACCAGCGCCAGCTGCCCTGCTCCAACGCAGGACGTGACGCTTAACCTGAAGAATCGTGCCAAGGCTATTACCAGCGCGGCTTACGGCCCTGAAAATCCCGCGCTACCTAATACGCCGTTCTGGAACAAGAAGGCTGATACATGGGACGTGAGCATTGATGACGCTAAGAAGTCGAGATGCGGAAACTGCGCGGCATTCAATGTGTCCGATAAGTTGAAGCAGTGCATTGCTGACGGCATTGGCCGTGAGGCTGATCCATGGGGAACGATTAAGCTGGCCGACTTGGGCTACTGCGAGATATTCGACTTCAAGTGCGCCGGTACGCGCACCTGTGACGCTTGGGTTGTTGGCGGCCCGAATACCGGTGACGGCGGTGATGGCGGTGAGAATGGGGGAATGGATGCGGAAACGTCAGATTCTGGAGTTGATTCACTCCTCACTATCAAAATTGGGGGCAGCAATGGCGACTAAATCTGGGCTTTATGCCAACATCAACGCCAAGCAAAAGCGCATCGCGGCTGGCTCTGGCGAGAAGATGAATAAGGTTGGCTCTAAGGCAGCGCCATCTGCTGCCGACTTCAAGCTGGCGGCCAAGACTGCGAAGAAGCCGAAGAAGTGATCTCACCGATATGCATCTCAACAGTACACGGCAAAGGTTTGCGGGTGATGCTCACCAGCATTGCCGAGTACTGTCCAGAAGTGCCTGTCTATTTGCGAGGGCCAGAGTCCATCATTGGCGGCTTTAACGCTGACTTCAAACTGTTTGGTGTTGCGCGCAATTTTGGTCTTGACTACAACGAGATCATTGACCGTGCCTTTACCGATGGGTTTGAGTCAGTGATCTGCGCCAATGACGATATTGTGCTGACACCAACGAGCTACCGGCTGCTGATGGAGGATGTCAAGCAACTGAAGGCAGAAACCGGTGAGCCGGTGGGCTGGGTTTCTGCGCGGTGCGATGCAGCCAGGCCAGTGCAAAACGTGCGCTCTAACCCATTTAATCAGCAGCTGCACTACTTCAAGTACCCTTATGAAGACGCAATTGTTCCGATGGAATGCCCCTCCCCTATCTTTGCATGGATTGGTGCCGATGCGTGGAGCGCGGCTGTATTTCCACCGCTTAATTGGTACTCAGATGACGTTCATTGCGAGGATTTGCGTGCCGCTGGCTTTCACCATTACCTGAGCCGGTCATATGTGCATCACATTGGCAGCCAGACGATAGGCATGAACGGTGACGCACTGACCAAGGCCGCCATCCCGTGGCTATTACAGAACAGGCCAGAATATGCAAAGCAGTGGTTTGACACTTAACTTAGGCTCCGGCAAGGACTACAAGCCTGATTGCGTGAATGCTGACATTCGTGCAGATGTTGGTGCCGATTGGGTGGTGGATATTGGTGCGCCGATGCAGATTGACCGTCAGTTTTCCAAGATCATTGCCAATGATGTGCTGGAACACATACCGAACTTAGTGCAGGCCATGACCAACTGCCGCGACTTGCTGGTGGATGGTGGAGAGATGCATATCCATGTGCCGTATGACCTGAGCCATGGCGCATGGCAAGACCCAACACACGTCAGAGCATTCAATGAAAAATCATGGGTGTACTACTGCGAATGGGCGTGGTACTTGGGCTGGAAGGGCAGCAAGTTTGAGATGACGCATTTGGAGATGCGCCTAAGCGAGTACGGCGCAAGCCTAAAATTACCGCAAGATGAGATATTGCGGCTGCCTCGCGCCGTAGACTCTATGTACGTTATTCTGAAGAAAGTAACAGCATGATCAACGATTTGCAAATGACCACCGACATGGCCGCCGTCAATCCGATGGATGATACCGAGTTACAGGGCATTGTTGCCGGTGAATTGGAAGATGCCGTCAGCTACATTGATGCCGATGTCTCGCCGATTCGCGCCAAGGGAACAGAGTACTACCGTGGCGACCCCTTTGGAAACGAGGAAGATGGCCGCAGCCAGGTGGTAGCGATGGAGGTGCGCGACACGGTGAGCGCCATGCTGCCAAGTCTGATGCGCGTTTTCTTCAGCACCGAGAATGTCGTGGAGTATGTGCCGCGCGGTCCAGAGGACGTGGCTGGCGCACAGCAGGCAACCGACTACGCAAACTACATATTCACCGCCGACAACAATGGTTTCATGACCACCTACGCGCTGTTCAAGGACTCGCTAGTGCGTAAGTGCGGAATTGCAAAATACTGGTGGGATGAGTCAGAAGAGGTCAAGATTGAGGATTATTCTGGCCTCGATGACCAGACTGTGCAGATGCTGATGAGTGAGCAGGCCGAGGTCAAGATTGTGGTCAGCTATCCTGATCCATCTATAACCACTGACATGATGCAAATGGATCCGATGACCGGAATGATGCCGCCACAGCCGATGCTGCATGACGTGCAGATTAAGCGCACTGTCAAGGATGGCCGCATCAAGATCATGGCCGTGCCACCAGAAGAGTTGGTGATTGATCGCCGAGCCAGATCGTTTGATGATGCTGGCATCATTGCCCACCGTCAGATGGCGACCGTGGATGATCTGCTCCAGATGGGCTACGAGTTGGAAGAGATTGAAGAAAATATCTCCAGCACCGATTTGGATAGCAATGACGAGTACTTGGCGCGCCAGCCGCTGTCCACCACCATGGGTGCCGGTGACAGTTTGAATCCTGGTCAGCGCCGCGTGCTGTACGTTGAGTCCTATATCCGCGTGGACTTTGACGGTGACGGTATTCCAGAATTGCGTAAAGTCTGCTGCATGGGTTCTGGCTATACCGTGGTGCGTAATCTACCGTCCAGCTACATCCCCTTTGTGGACTTCCCATGTGATCCAGAGCCACATACCTCACCGCTTGAGGCAATGTCGATATTCGATCTAACGCATGACATTCAGGAGATCAAGTCCGAGGTGTTGAGAAACACGCTTGACTCGCTGGCGCAGTCGATCCACCCGCGCACCGCCGTGGTGGAAGGCCAGGTCAACATTGATGACGTTCTGAATAACGAAACTGGTGCAATTATCCGAATGCGCGCACCTGGCATGGTGCAGCCGTTCTCTACGCCATTTGTCGGACAGGCCGCATTCCCCATGCTGGACTACATGGACTCCATGAAGGAAGACCGCACCGGCATGAGCAAGGCCGCGATGGGGTTGGATGCTGATGCATTGCAGTCCAGCACCAAGGCAGCTGTAGCGGCCACCATTGGTGCCAGCCAAGGACGGCTTGAGTTGCAGGCACGCATACTGGCCGAGGGCATGAAAAAACTGTTTAAGGGCATCTTGTATCTGATGACTACCCACCAAGACAAGCCGCGCATGGTGCGCTTGCGTAATGAGTGGGTGGAGATCGACCCTCGAGTCTGGAATTCCAGCATGGACGTGACGGTGAATATTGGCTTGGGCAATGGCGACACCAATGAGCGCATTCAGGCGCTGACCATGATTGCCGGAAAGCAAGAGCAGATCATGCAGCAGTTTGGTCTGAGCAATCCGGTGGTGACACCGGCCATGTACATCCGCAGCATCCAGAAGATCATTGAGTTGTCTGGATTCAAGGATGCATCAAGCTACATCCAAACGCTGCCGGCAGACTTCCAGATGCCGCAGGCTGATGCACCAAAGCCAACGCCAGAGGAAGTGCTGGCTCAGGTTCAGGCTCAGTCGATTCAAGCCGACATCCAGAAGAAGGCTGCCGAGTTGGAGTTGAAACGCGAGCAGATGATCCGCGATGACGATTACCGTAGAGATCAAATGGCGCAAGACTTAATGCTCAAGAAATATGAACTTGAGTTAAAGTACAACACACAAATTAGCACTGCCGAGATCGAAGCGCGGCAGGCTATGGATCGGGAGGCCATGCAGCAGCAGTCAGCAATTGTCCAGCAGGCAGTGCAGACGGCGGCGAATGTGCCTCCACCCATCAACCTTAATGGAATGGCTCAATGAACGAAGAACAAGTACGAAAAGGCCGCCGGTCTGAGCAGTTTATGCAGGACGAGGTATTTGCAACGGCCTTGGAGAAGATGCGTGGCGATTTGCTTTGGGAGTTTGAGAACAGCAAGCCGGAAGAGGCTGCAAAGCGTGAAATTTGTTGGGCGCAGTTGCGTGCCATTGAGAATTTCAAGAATGAACTCACCAAAATGATTGACAACGGCAAGGTGGCACAGCGTGCCATTGAGCGCGCGCAAAAGAATCTTGTTTAAATAGGAAAATAGACCATGCAGACAGTAGCACCAACGCCAGCAGGCAGTGCCGTTCAAGGTCCGATGAGTATGGCTGAAGCAGCCGATGCACTTGTAGGAATGCTCCCCGAAGAGGGACAAGAGGATTCAGGCGAGTCGCAGTTGCCCGAAGAGGGCGCGGCGGGAGATGATGAGTTGCTGACCGATGCAGACGCGGATAGCAATGAAACTGATCCCGAACAATCCGAAGAAGATGAAGATTCTGAAGAGGAAGAACAGCCACAAGTCTTCACCGTCAAGGTTGACGGTAAAGAAGTCGAGGTGTCGCTGGACGAACTCCAAAAGGGATATTCAAGGACTCAGGATTACACACGCAAAACGCAGCAAATTGCCGAGGTGCGAAAGCACGCCGAGGCAGAGTTGCAGGCAGTGCGTGCCGAGCGCGAGCAATACGCTCATTTGTTAGGAGCTTTAGAGGCTCAGGTTCAACAGGCAACGCAGCCAAACATTGATTGGGAACGTCTTTACCAAGAAGACCCCATTGAGTGGGTAAGGCAGCGCGAGGTGATGCGAGAAAACCAAGAGAAGAATGCGGCTATTCAAAGCGAAAAGCAGCGCCTGTCTCAGTTGTCGCAACAGGAACAAATGCAGCAGCACCAGATGGTGTTGCAGCAAGAGCAAGAGGCTTTGGTGGCGGCTATTCCCGAGTGGAAAGACTCCAAGAAGGCTGCGGCTGAAAAAGCCATGCTCGTTCAATTCGGCCAGAAGGCTGGATTCTCACCTGATGAACTTAAGAATGTTCTTGATCACAGGGCGGTTGTATTGCTGCGAAAAGCGGCGCTGTACGACCAGATGGTGTCCAAGCGTGGACAGATCAAGCCAGTGACGAACAATGGGCCAAGACCCGCAAAGCCTGGTGCAGCGGGAAGAGTTTCTAACAACACTGAGGCATTGCGAGCACAACAGCGTCTTGCGAAAACTGGCCGTGTCGATGACGCGGCTGATGCAATCTTCAAACTCTTGAAATAAGGAATTCACCATGTCTATCGTAAGTAACACGTTCACCACATACTCTGCAAAGGGTATTCGTGAAGATTTGAGCAATGTGATCACAAACATTTCTCCCGAAGAAACACCGTACCAATCCAACATTGGCCGCGAAACTGTCAACAACACTCTGTTTGAGTGGCAGACCGATGCACTCGCTGACGCTGCTGCTAACGCACAGCTTGAGGGTGACGATGTCGGCACATATGATGCAGTAACAGCAACCGTCCGCTTGACTAACTATGCTCAGATTTCACGCAAGACTATTGTCTTGTCGAACACTGAAGAAG